CAGACAGGCATTATCCTCCTGCTGCCCCCCTATATCTGAGCCCACGGCTGCTCAGAAACATGCACGGGCCGCCAATTACGCATCTGTACAGCGCGGCGTACACCCAATTAGCCCCCTTCAGACACTCCCCCCAACCCGCCAGGTACCCGGCAAACTAGCCGCGTAACCCTCGTGGTCGTCGAGGTTGCTGAAGTCCCACAAATAGTCATTGAACCGCTGCAACTCCTCATCGGGCGCACTGTAGCACAAGAGGTCCATCGTTTTGCTCTCGTCCTCCGGTGAGACGAGGCTGTTCTTCACCTCCACGTCCTCCCGAACGGCCGCGGCCCCCAGGCCTTCCTCGCCGCTCACGCGCATGGACATCTCCCGATCTGAATAGTTGCTGGCGTCGAGGCGGTCAGCGTACTCCATGTACTTACGACTGACCGTGGGCAGTATCCCGGCAAAATCTGCTGCCCTCGACAGGTTGGCGGCGGCCGCGATTTGGCGAACCGCCTTTATGTCGCCGTCCTCCACCGCCCTGAGAGCTGCGGGCGAGCATGACAAGTTCTTGCCAATGCCGCGCGGCAGCTCCGGGCAAAAGAGACCAGACGGCTCGGTGTTACCGTCGGTCCCCTCCAAATGGAGGTGCATGCCAACCATGGTCGCCCTCTGCCTGGCGAAGATGAACTTCATGTTGAAACCCCCTCGGTCCCAAAAGTCCAAAGCCTCCGCCGACGCCTTAACCACCGGCTCTGTTATGAAAGCGTTTCCCTGCGCCATGTCCGCCGTCGTCTCCCTCAGCGTCGCGGTGCCGTCACGGAGCGCCTTGCGGACCTCATCCGGGACTGCGATGAGGCGCGGTGCTGTCTCGACGCCCGAGTCATCTCCTTCGAAGGCCCCGAAGAACCATCGCTCGATGCCCGCAACGTCCTTGCCCAACCGCACGTTAGGATCGAGGAACTTCCAGGGCTCCTCGAATACCGCGCAGACCCACATGACGAAATTGACCCACCAGTTCAACACTGATGTCCCGCGGTGTCCTGACCGACGGATGGCCTCAATGGTGATGCGCATGGTCTCCTGGAACTTTCGGAAAAATAGCTTGTACTGCTTCTGGCCGTTCACCTTCTCATGGGCCTTGACCCACGCCTCCGGTACCAGCCCGAACTCGCATACGACTGCGCCAATGTGTGCAACGACAGGATTCTCTATGAGAGACC